TGCACATTCATTGCATGGAGGTAGAGTAACATACAATGTGCAACCTTTCGGACTAACAAAGCAATTATCAAGAGCATTGCGTTCAGCGTGAGCAACTAAAAGCAATTTAGTTCTTCTGTCTTCGTAACGACTTTCTTCATCTATCACACCTCTAGGAAAACCATTATATCCAAGACCGATTATTTGTTTGTCATCATTGACAACACAAGCACCAACTTTTGTTCTCGGATCTTTCGACCATTGTGATACATGTTCACATAATTTGAGAAATCGTTCATCCCATAATGTAGAAATCATTTAGTTTTTTCGACCTATATTATATTTTGCTATCAATTCCCAATCATCTTTATCTTTGTATGCCAATATCTTTATTTGAGATAATGGAGAAACAGGACTTACTGACTTATCCTTTGACACCAATTTCACCAATCCCCACTCTTCCAATAAATTTGCAATCGTGTTTCGTCTTCCAATATCATCATCTGAAAAATTGGATGGTTTACCATCCAATTTGAATAGTTCTTTAAAATGAACAATGTAATATTTTCCTTGTTTATGAAGAATGTGACAAGATTGGTATAGTTTACGGTCTTTTTTAGATGCTACACCAATCCTAGTCAACGTCTCTTTGATCTTTAGGAAATCTTCTTCGTTAGGTAGAGTTACCTCCACTAGGCTGTCGATCACGTTCATAAGTCCCACCCTTAGCCAGTTTATTTTTTATAATTGTTAACTGATCATTAGACAAGATCGACAGTGCTTGGATAGCTTTTTCTCTATTGTACCCGAAATATTCCATCACAACATCAATATCGTTATTGTCCTGCTTCTTCACCCATTTAGCAAATCGCTTTGCGGGTCTAACGATATTTAGAAGATAGGAATTTTGGAGCTTGTAATCTAGTAAAGAATAGAGATTGGTCTCATTTGCGTACAACACAGTATCAGGAAAATACGATAACGCCCTATTCACTATGAACGGAACATATAATTTCTCTAACTCAGGATCCTCCGCAATTAAATCCTTCTTTGCAGAACTATTGATTGCATTGATAAAATCAAATGGGCTCATTTTTTAATTATATCAGATACAATCTTAGCAGATCCACATGCCAGTGTCCAACCTAAAGTACCATGTCCGGTGTTAAGGACAACATTATCATTCAATCTTTCCACATATGGGAGGTTTGATGGGGTTGCTGGTCTGAGTCCTGACCAATACATCGATTTCGACCAATCACAACCTCCTTGGAACATTCTTCTAGCATGTTGCTCAACCACTTTACAACGGTCGATGTTAACTTGAGGATCCCATCCAGCAAGCTCAGCAGTACCTGCAATACGCAGACGATTACCAAGACGAGAGTATACTATTTTGTTTTCATCATCAGTTAAACTTATAGTGGGTGATTTAAATTTATCAATAATTGGAACAGTCACTGAACAACCCTTGGCTGGATAAATCATTAATTCTTTACCATAATTCATTTTTACAAACTTATAACTATATGATCCCAAAGCAACTACAAATTGTTTTGCTTTGAAAGCAAAAGAATGATCCATTGAATTACCAGTTCTACATTCTAATAAGTTATCCTTTTGTGCAACTGCCGCAACATCGTAAAAGAATCTAACCCCATTACTCTCTAGGAAATTAGCTAGATTCTTTGTAAATAAGTTACAATCACCAGATTCATCAGTAGGAGCATAAGTTCCTCCAACAATACGATCACAATGAGATAAAGAAGGTTCTATCTCAAACATTGTTTTAGTCGAAATTTCTTCAATACTTAAACCACAAGATCTCATTACTTGAACAGAGTTCAAAGCATTTTCATACTCTTTGCCATCTGTATAAAAATGAATAATACCTTTCTTTAACCTATCAAACTTAATCTTGGATTTATTAGCAACATAATCTAATTGTTTATGAGATTCGATAGCTTGTCTTGTTAACTCAGCAGTATTAACATCACAATTTGCTTTTTTACAGTTTTTTAGCCACTCCCATATCCATTTAATTTGATGAATATCCCACTGTGGTTTAAAATATAATGGGCTATTTTTAGCCATTAACCATTTAGCAACTTGCCATTGGGCTCCAGGATGAGCCCAAGGTTCAGAATGAGAAACAGATATTTGACCACCATTACCGAATGATGTTTCTTCTGAAGGTAGTTCATGCCGTTCAACAACAGCTACTTCTAATCCTTTATCCCATAAATAAAAGGCAGTAGTGATTCCAATTACACCACCGCCCAATACTATGACGTCATACTTCATAATTTAATTTATTAACTAAATTTTTAAGCTTCTCTTCTCTAGACCATGTTGTGAGATAGTCGTTGTCACTATCACACAACTCAATCACTTGATCTTCTGTAAGAATTCTAGAAGAATTAATAATCTCATCCAGATGAAGTTGTGAAAACTCTTTGAATTCATGATCCATCATCGTAACTTCATCCCTAGCATGTTCTTCACTCTTTGCCAGAATAACATACCTTTGACGAAAAATGCTAACTGTTTCTACTAATACATATTTCATTACATTTTTTCTTTCTTGAGCAGTTGTATTAGTAGCGATAGCTTGATCCCCAACAACTTCCCAATTAATGCTATCACCAATCTTCCAATCATTTTCTCTACACCAATCCTCGTCGAGGTGAAGAAGATGTTCATCAGTTTGTTCGTCATAAACTACCTTAGCTTTAAAAAAGGGCTGTTCCATATTCTTCCTCTGTGATCTTTTGTTTAATATTAAGAAATTTAAATTGATCTCGTTTCAAATAAACATTTTCAGGAAAAGGCCAACCTGGATTGCGTATTAAGATAAGATGTCCTAATGAAGTTTCTCTGACATAGGTACCAATAGAACCGTCTACACACTCGACTTTTTTAGCTGGTAAGCTCTTAATCATTTCCATTCTACGTTCACCATTAGTTCAGCCATACAAGCAGTCGTGTTGATTTCTTGATCAGCAACAAATGCAGATTTGTACTGATAATTTGCAATGATCATAACCAACTGAGCAACACTAGCATTGTTTGCTAACATTGTAGACGCACTATCATATAACTTCCTAAAAAGAACAACAGGCTCTATATCGTTGTTCTCACCAACCCACTTACGAACATTAGTAAAATCTTTCTTCTTCATATGTTCAATCAACGTCTTAAATGTCTCTTCGCTAAAGTTCGTTAATATACCAGTATCAATAGCTCCTGTTGCTGCATATCTTTGTAATTCATTCAAAGTCCTTCTAAAATCAGGAAAGAACCTTTGTACAACCTCTGCTACTACTTTATCCACGTAGCTTACTTTCTCTTTGTCCAAGATCGTACAGATACGTTTAAAAAATTGTGCAGCAAGTATTGGTCTTTCTTCTTTAGCAATCTTAAATTCGACAATAGAACAACGAGACCATAGAGGCTCTATAAGTTTGTTTTTGAAGTTACACGTGAGAATAAACCCACAGTTCTTACTATATTGCTCCATGAAGTTACGTAGAGCGGGTTGAGTACTATTCGGATTTAGGTAATCAGCTTCGTCAAGAATAACATACTTACGACCACCAGTAAAACTAACGGTAGAAGCAAAAGCAAGAATATCGTTTCTAAGAGTATCAATGTTGCCATGGAGGGACCCATTAATAACGATGTAATCACATTCTAACTGATCAAGCATAGCACGTGCTACTGTGGTTTTCCCCACACCAGCGCGACCAGTAAGAAGCAAATTAGGAACATTGTTATCATCAACAAACTTTTGGAATGTTGTTTTTAACTGCTTGGGTAGGATGGTATCTGCAATTGTTTTTGGTCGGTATGATTCGACCCATAAAAATTCTTCACGCATAATAACCTAGGACAATTAGGGTCATAACAAGGCCATCCCCGAATATCCTCGAGGAGGAGTTTGCAAACTGAACATTTAGCTACCGAAGTTTGAGCTTGCTTCTGTTGGTATCCAATATTCAACGTCATCTCCTTTGAAATACCCTAGTCCTTTTGATGTAATTTTTACTTGGTAATCACTAGAAATCAACTTAATATTTTCAGCTTTAAATATCATACTAAACTGATAATCAGTTTCACCTACCTCAATATTATATGTGTCACCAGTTGGATTTTTCGTCTCCACAGCACCAACATATATTTTGTTCATATTACCAGTAACGGAAAACTCCGTCAGCTGTAAAATATTTACAGCTTTCATTACTGATCCTAATACATCGCTAGGCATAAAGAAAGATATCTCTGCATCTTGTGGAAATTTTATCGGCTTATCAGGTGGAGTGATAATCATTTCAGAATCGGCGTAAGTGTAGTTGACAACCCTATTATTTTCAGAAATAATTAAGTAACTATCCTTCATCAATATCTCTGGATCATTAAACACTGATAGTACTCCAATGAATCGCGATAGATCAAAGATTGCGTAAGTCTGTGGAAAGCTTTCCTTGACTACAGCTCTTGCCATAATAGTTTTCATTGGAGACATCGTCGTCAATACATTCCCTGTCTTAAATAAAAGAGAGGGATTAATAGTAGAAAAGTTTTTCAAAACTTGTAATGTTCTACTTGACAGTTTCATTTCTTCTTTTTCTTTCCACCTAATTTGCTAGCATCTGCGGTAGCAGATGCACCAATAGATGCAAGATCTGCTAGGCTACCACCGAATACATACATCCCAACGTGCTGTGTCTGCATCCAAGGACAGAACCATACCTTCATTCCAGCCTTCTGTACATTATAACAGAACATATAATCCTCAGAAAGATATCGTTTACTTTCGGGGTCTATGATACAATCAAAAAATGCCATAATCTCTCTAGAACCATCAAATGCTTCTGTTCTAATGTGGTCAGGTTTATAATGAAGTTCAGGAAAAGTGTCGGTATACTTTTCAAAAGTTTTACGACGAATCATCATGAATCCTGTACCGATCTCACGAACTTCTACTGGTTTACCAATTGGTATTTCTTTTTGATTTCCTTTAGGGTTGAATACGTAATCTCCAACGAATTTTTCTAGTACACTAGGATTATCATCTGCAAAACCTTTGTCTACTGCTTGCTTGACCTTTTCCCAACTAATACATTTCTTAGGATATGGAGCTCCAATCACGTCATATTCACTCTCATCATCTTGCAATGCTAACAAAGCAATTACATCTTGAGGATTAAAACCAATATCGCTATCTAAAAAAATCATGTGAGAAGCATCGCTTCTCATAAACTCATCAGCACAATAATTTCGTGCTCGAGTAATCAATGATTCATTGAAAAGGAAATACAGCTGTAGAGGAATTTGGTACTTTGCACACATTGCTGCAAGATCAGCTACTGATCTTGTATACATTCCAGCACACTGTCCTCCGTACATTGGTGTTGCAAGAAAAAGTTTACGTTTACGTAACTCTTCGATAGATACTTTAATTTCAAAACCCATTATTTAACTCCATATTTTTGATCATGCTGTTTACCAATACCATAGTCACCGTCATAACTACTTAGGCTCTCAGCATCAAAGCTAACATATTGTCCGATCCTGGTTCCTTGTTTAATTCTTGCTGGACCAATACCAACATGAAGAACAGCAGCCATCACTCCATGGTAACCAGTATCATAAAGACCAGAAGTCAAGAAACATCCATTACGGTTAAGTGTTGATCTAGTAATCACCCAGCCAGCTTCACCTTGACCGACATGAATGATGTTTTCCATCACTACTTCGTAATTACCTGGTTCTAAATTATAGTAACCATTGTTATCCGGATCGATCTCTTCCGATCCACGATGCTGTTTGTGATCATTAGAGATTTCAAAGTAAGTTGAGTAAATCTTATAAACTCTACCCAACCTAAGATCTACAGCATTAGGTTGGCAATCCTCTGGTTCCGTGTTCGTGAGGGTTGTCTTCGATGAGGGGCCCAAGGTATGTTTCATCATTTAGTTTGTCCGTTGTTATAAGATGAGAGAATTTTGTATCTTTAAGCAATCCATCAGCATACATCGTAAGTATAATGTAATGAACTGCTTTCATCAAATCCTTTTTGTTCTTTCCATCTTTCTTACCATAACGCATCAAATATTTCAAAGCTGTATCAATGCCAGTTGAAGAAAGTGATCCACGCGCATGCCACACATCAACAACTTGCAACTTACCATCATTGACATAATGCTCATTATAAGTGCATTCAATATAATTTCGAAGATCGTTTAAAAAAACATCTTCCTTGTATTTAAAATTCACCATTTTGATTCCTTATCAATCGATTAATATACTGGCAATTATAGATTGCTTTATTAATTTTAGACAACTCTATGTCATCAACATTGAAATTAACTTCTTTCTCAAACTTACCATAACGTAAACCAGTAGGGGAACTATCAAACTTAATCCCATTGAGCCCTGCCCAAATCGCTGCACTTGAATCCCATGAAAAAATCTGCTTCTTCCATCTCGATAATAATTCAATTTCTCTCGGACCATCGACCATTCCAAGACAATGAAATTTTCTCTCGGTAAATACGCTGAGTAGACCTGCTCTTTCTATTTCTGTGAAAACACGCCAACGAGAAAGGAACCTTTGCATCTTGTACGCATCGTCCCTATTCCCTTCGTGATGGCTAGTTTCGTTGACACCACAAGCAATAGGGCATGAAAGAATAGATAAACCAATCAAGTCGATGTCTTGATTGTTTAAAGCCCAATCAATCGACGCGATCAGCCCTTCCATGTCACCTAACTCGCTTTGAGGGCAATAAAACGTATTGAACCCTGCTTGTTTTAATACTGGAATCATTTCTCCTGCTTTGTCTAAAGTCTTACCCCAATACTCTTTTGGGTAATCGGTCATCACGATATAATCTGCTTTTACCTTTTCACCAAGATCGATCAACCTCTCAGAAGGATACATTGGCATACCCAACTTGAACATCTCGAACGCTGAGTTGTCCATAATCTTCGGTTTGTTATCGTCTAGATTACGGTAAAAGTTTCTATAATTTTCATCAGTTTCTACTAGATGAGCAAGAATAATATGCGCACCATTAAGATGCGCAAAAGTCTCCAAGTATGGAGTAGGGGAAATGTGACAAAACTTAATCATAACGAACTGATGTTTTAGGAAAGTAAATACGACATCCGTTCTCTCCATCCTCTGCAACTTCAATCACGTAATCTCGATCGGGCCAATTGCTAATCAAATTACGATAAAGATCTCGGGACATCATTTCACAAGACTTATAATCAAGCTTCAACGTTCCGGTTGAATACCAATTCTCAACGATACGTTTGAACTGAATAAACTCAACGTCTCTATCATCATGAAACACCTCCATCTCTACTCGGAAGTGAAAGATATGCCGATGAGGTGTTGCTAAGAATGATACATCCAACCAATCTCCTGTAGCAAGCTCTGGTTTTTCAGCAGCTGCTGGATATCGATGAATACCTTCTTTCTGGAACGTAATAAAAATAAAACTCTTATTTTCCATTATATTTCCTTACAATATGTGATACTTTGTTCTTAACTTGTTTGAACTTTGCAATCATCATGTCTTCTTCATTTTCGTCGATGATAAAAAACTCAGTGATCCCTGATAGTTGATCAAACACATTATCATCTGTTTTAAAATGTTCTTCAAGCGTAAAGTTCTTTGGATATAATCCTTGTAACGCCGCTTCTATCAATTCTGAACATAACCTAGCAACTCTTGCATCTTGATGTTCTATGTAAATGTCATCAACGATAGAGACGTTATCAAACACATTATACTGCTCTTCTTCAAACCTTTTTATTGACTTGAACCATTTAGTATGGCCAATCTTATAAGCTGTCTGACCATTCTTCTCAAACTTTGCAAGATAGACTTTCATTTTGATAACTGAAGTTTGACATTATTAAAGAACTCAGCTTTCACTGAATCATTGTGAAACAAACCGTGTACTACAGAAGTTTGTGTCAGACTAGAATGAGCTTCAACCCCTCTATTCTCCATACACCCATGTGTTGCTTGAATGTAAACACCGACATTCTCTGTGTCACAGCTACTCATAATCTCTTTTGCAATTTGGTTAACCAAATCTTCTTGCAATTGACCACGACGTGCACACCATTGCGCTATCCTCACATACTTTGATAACCCAATCACACGACCAGTAGGAATAATCCCTATAATTGCAACACCACGAACAGGTTGATGATGATGAGAACACATCGACGTCAACTCAGCACGAACACATAACATCCCCTCAAATCGATCTGATCCTTCATTCGGAAATGATGTTGATGAAGGACGTGGCGTATACCTACCATCCATTAACTCATAAACGTACATCTTCGCTAATCGTCTTGCTGTATCACGACTATTAGGATCGTTCTCTCGATCAATAATCAAAGAATCCAGCACACTAGCGAACTTGCTTTCTAGCTCGTTTACAAGGTGATCTCGCTCTTCTTGTGAAATAAATTCGGAAATGTTATCACTAGCAAAGAAGCGCACTTTGTTTTGTTTAAGTCGTTCCCTGATCACTTCACTCAAAGGTCTGCCTCTCAAACCAAACGCTGCACCTTCATATTCAGGATGGTAAGGTGCTTGTTCCACTAAGTCGTTTTTATCCATATCAATCGATTAATTATAACCAAGGATCACATTGTTACCTAAAGAGGGCCTTTTGATAAGAGGGTTTGGTTTTCCATCAAGTTCATACAATCCCAATAACTGGTTGAACTCAACCATACGGTCTAACGCCTCTTCTATTGCCTTTTTACGATTGAGCTCTTGTAGCTGATGAAAATATTCTTCCAAGGTGAACTCATTCATTGTAATGTTTCCACATATTTGTCACCGAATACGATCTTGTTTGCCTCGAACGACTGATACAAAAGCTCATCTTGAGCTTTATCATAGACTTCGACAGCTAAAATATCTAGCTCATCTTGATACAGTTTGAAGTGTTCTAAATCAATCAATCCATCATACAACGCTCTTACAAAAGCGTTATTAAGATTTTTTTGCATTCTTAATACCTTCAATATGTTTACACTTGTTGTTGAACTTGAACCCTACACACGTACAACTGTAATGGTTCTCTCTTAACGAAACAATGTACTCGTCTCCTTTCGATCCCTTGACATTGAAATGTTTAGTGTCGTCTGTTGACCCTTGTATGATCTTGATCTCCTTGACACGATTAGAAGAGACCATTGACATAGGAAAGTCTTTGTTGCCAGTCTTAATAGTGAAGTAATCGGCCTCTAACCAGTTGGGGTTCTTGACTACAACTCCTCTAATAATATTTCGGACAAATGGCATGTCCAGCATAGTAAAATAGTTGATATTAGGTGATTCGGTAGTCACCTCAACGTGCGAACCAATAGTAGGTAGCTGCATGACAATCTCCTAATGATCATGCAGGATACCCTGTTTTTTTAACTATGTCAACTGATTTTTTGGTCGAGGGGTCATATTGGGATATGTTCCCCAAGCTGCCTGCATAGCAGGAGACAACTCTGTTACTTTATGAGATTCAATCCACATCACTGAAGCGACCTCAATAGCTCGACCATCCTTGACCCAATACCTGACACGATTTTTTTGGTCATCATAAATCCCATCTGGTACCCAGGGATGAGTTTTTCCATACCTTTCTGTAGTGAGCTTTGGTTCGAGGAGTTTAGCTTGTGTTATACCCATGATGCTACCCACATTGCAGAATTACTTGGTGTCTCCATCACTTTGACCATACGTAGTCTTACTCGACCATCACCGTAACCATTTTCTTCCATCCATATTTCTTGAATATAATCTGCTAACCATTTAGCCAAACCTTCACATCCCGTTCGCTCAACCACAATCATTTTGCAGAGCTTTTTTTCATGGAGCATTTTAAATGTATCAAACTCTGGATCATCTTCAGCAACTAGCAAAGTATGGTCAAACCATTCATCAAGTCTTTCCTTTAAAGTTTTGAAACCGCCAAAATCAACACACCAGTTCCTACGATCAAGTTTATCTTCATCGCATTCAAATTCAAAGTGAAATGCCAGCGCGTATCCATGAATCAAATTGCAATGTGTGTCTGCTCTCCACTGACGATATGCTATAGCATATCCTCTCTCATGTCCATATGTTTTAGTACTAATAAATTTACCCATTAAAATTACTCCATTAAGTTGTTGTCAATCTCTTTAAGAATGATTTTACCAATACCACTATTATCAAACGATTCATAAAAAAAATCAGTAAGTTGATTTAATTTAGGTTTGATTAAGGGGTTCATAACTTTTTTATAGTCTGAATAATATCTCAACTTGTCAGTAAATTTAAATCTCTTAAAAATTATCTTATTGTTGTTATTAAAATTAAAATTTACACTAAACAAAGGATCCCCTTTTTTAATGTTAATTAATTGATTATTATTTTTAATAATAAAAGCTAAATCAATAGCTCTAAACCACTTGGAAATATTTAATTGTCCTGGAATAACATGCGTACTAATAGAAAAATCATTATTTGAAAAATAACTTTTGTCGCATGTTAAAATACAATTTTGTTTAGTAAAAAATAAAAAACTCATAATTCCAAAACTAAACAATTTTAATTCATTACTTCTTACAAAAATGTTATTATTAAAAAAATTCTGATCGTAGTGAAACGATTTTAATTCTCCATTTTCTGAAATTAGACTGTAGTCAAAAGGTGCAAGAATATTAAATGTCTTTCTTGCAAAAGAATTAAAAAAAGGACATTTAATAAAATTAATTTTACTAGCGTTTGGTTCGGTATTAGGGACGTTAAAATGTTTTACATTATTAAGAATATTTTGAAATTTCAAATGATGTTCTGCTAAAGGGTGACTCCAATAAACAACATTAACATCCATTAAGTACCCCATTCGTTCTTGAACAACGGCACTTGCAAACGATCTGAATATCTAAAACCTTTCTTCATTGCAAGTAACGCAACATTTTTATTGTTTGAAGAATATACAGATTCTACACCACCGCATGGCATGATATAAACAGGTCCCTTGAACCCATGTTTTCTATACTGATTAACAGCTTGCTCCGCTTCTTCGACGTCTTCATTAGAAGCTACTACAAATTTCAGATAAGTGTAGCCGAATCTCTGATATTCAACGACAACGTCTGGTTTGATTGCATCTTCCCACTTCTCACCAGAGATTGATAATTTAGGTGATACAGAGAAAGTCAGTGAGCTATACTTACGTTTCTTCAACCATTAAAGTCTAT